TCATTTTCTTGCAAAGAATAAAGTTAAGTATGATGATAAACAAGCATGGAAACTAGTTGATGAAGTTACAGAAGCATTTCAATACTATCTATTGAAGGCAAGTAATACTTTGGCTAAAGAAAGAGGTGCTTGTGAGTATTTTGAAAGAACTAAATATAGTGATGGTATTCTACCAATAGATTCATATAAGAAAGATGTTGACGATTTAGTCAAAAGAAAGTTAAGTTATGATTGGACTACTTTACGAAATGATATTAAAGAACACGGACTCCGACACAGTACCCTTTCTGCTCAGATGCCGTCTGAAAGTAGCTCGGTTGTATCTAATGCTACGAACGGCGTTGAACCGCCTCGTGATTTTCTTTCGATTAAAAAAAGTAAAAAAGGAACACTCAAACAAATAGTTCCTGATTACAATAGATTAAAGAATTTCTATACATTGTTATGGGACATGAAAAGTAATGAAGGTTATATTAATACTATTTCTATTATGCAGAAATATTTTGACCAGGCAATAAGTGGTAACTGGAGTTACAATCCAGAAAACTATAAAGACGGAGAAGTACCTACGTCTGTTATGGCAAATGATTTACTAACTACATATAAGTTAGGATGGAAAACATCTTACTATCAAAATACATATGACGCAAAATCAGATGTAGATGAGCCTGTACATCCTGTTGGATGGCATGATGATGTTAAAGAAGATACTAAAACTAGAGAGGAATTTAAAACAGATGAAGATTATCAAGAATATTGTGAGGCGTGTGCGATATAATGTCTAAAACATTCAACATAAAAAAAGTAGACTGGTTAAAACAACCCATGTTTTTCGGAGAAGAACCAAATGTACAAAGATTTGACCAACAGAAATATCCTATTTTTGAAAAATTAAATCAACAACAATTAGGTTTCTTTTGGCGACCAGAAGAAATATCTTTACAAAAAGATAGAAACGATTTTCAACAATTATCAGCTGAACAGAAACATATCTTTACATCTAATCTAAAGTATCAAACGCTATTAGATAGTGTACAAGGTCGTGGACCATGTCTTGCGTTTTTACCATTTTGTAGTTTACCTGAATTAGAATCTATGTTAGTTGCATGGGACTTTAGTGAGACAATACATAGTCGTTCATACACTTATATAATGAAAAATATTTATTCTGATCCTACTGCTGTCTTAGATACAATTATTGACACACCAGAGATTATGGCAAGAGCTAAAACAGTTACAGACGCCTACGATAAGTTTATTACATATGCTCATCAATATCATTTATTTGGTAAAGGTGACAAATATGAATTAAAGAAACTGTTATATCTAACACTAGTAAATGTAAATATACTTGAAGGTATTAGATTCTATGTTTCGTTTGCTTGCTCGTTTGCATTTGGTGAGTTGAAACTTATGGAAGGTAGTGCTAAGATTATATCTCTAATTGCTAGAGACGAAAACTTACATCTTGCAGTATCACAAAACATTTTAAATAACTATCGTAAAAAAGAAAACGACAAAGAAATGCTTAAAATTATGAAAGAATGTGAACAGCAAGTTTATGATATGTACGATACAGCTGTTCAACAAGAAAAAGAATGGGCAAAGTATTTGTTCAATCAAGGCTCTATGATTGGTCTAAATGATACATTATTAAATCAGTATGTAGAATTTATGGCAAATAAAAGAATGGCAGCAATCGGTCTAAATAAAGTTTATGACCAACCAACTAATAATAACCCTCTACCATGGACTCAACATTGGTTAAATAGTAGAGGCCTTCAAAACGCACCACAAGAGACTGAAATAGAAAGTTATATTGTTGGTGGTATTAAACAAGATGTTGAAAAAGAAACATTTAAAGGATTTAAATTATGAGTAACCCTAACTTAAAAACTGTGTGTGATAACTGCTCGGCAACATACATAGTAAAACATGACTTGCCGGAAGATTATATAGAACAATTTTGCCCATTTTGTGGTGAAGAACACGAAGAACATGAAGAAGCAGTAACCGACATTGATGAAAACTGGGACTAGACAATATAGTTGGTACTGGTCATACGAAGGTGAGATTGTAGAAGAACTACCTCAAGACTGTGAAGCCTTTGTATATCTGATAACTAATCTTACTGACAGTAAAAAGTATGTAGGTAAGAAGTTAGCAAAATTCAAGACTACAAAGAAACCACTCAAAGGTCGAAAGAACAAAAGACGAGGTACTAAAGAAAGTGACTGGAAGACCTATTGGGGATCGTCTGAAAACCTGATTTCTGATATAAAGACACTTGGCGAAGATAAATTCACTAGAGAAATATTATATTATTGCCCTAGTCGAGGTGTTGCAAGTTACTTAGAAGCACAAGAACAGTTTGAACGAAAAGTTTTAGAAACTGATGAATACTACAACGGCATTATAAATGTTCGTATCGGCGGCTCTAATATTCTAAAGGAATCGCTCAAAAAACTCTCAAAAAAATAATTTGTCTAAATAGGAATGAGTAATACCTTTTTGGTAAAACTTAATCCGAAATTTGATTTGATATCTCAAACTTCAACACTTAGGGCGATAAGATGGCACAGTTTAAAACTATGCTCTACTTTGCTTCAAAGTGGTGGTATGATAATGTATCTCATAGATATGATCCTGCTAAACACTACTTACGAGGCAGATTGAGTAATTGGCACAAAGAAGAACAAAAGTAGAACAAAACTTACTGATTTTAAAGCCCTAGGTGTCTCTATACTATTTCACATACTAAAACACATTAGAATCATTCTAAATATCCCCATAAACCCTTGAATTTACTACCTTTTTTTAATCCATTTTTATTGGAATAATGCTTGCAATTTGTGTTAAACTCTGATATAATATATCTATATTATGAAAAAAAACACAATAACAAAAGAACAAATGCAAAGTCTTGCTAGATTAGAGAGAAGAATTGTAATTGCAAAAACAAAACTTTTCTCAAAGGGTAAAACTTTGTTTGAAGTGATAAGTGAAAATCTAATTGATAAAGAAATTGCAAAGGAGAATATATAATGAAAAAAGTATTAGTTATAATTTGCGTATGGATATGGGGATTATTCTTATGGGTCGAAACTGCCTCAGCTAACGACTACAACACAGCTGTTATCGGTCATATACTTACTGAAACTATCAAAGGTACTGATTTAGATGAAGGTGCAATTATGAATGCCGAGACTCAAAAACTATTACACACAATGTCTTTAGAGATTATTCAAGTTGTATTTAACAATATGCCTAATATACTAGACGGTATTGCTGCTGATATGAGAATGAAGGCAGACAAGAACTACAAATGTGCATTACAACCAGAAGAATATAAAAACGAGGACTGTAAATAATGAGTAAAGATAGCACAATACATTTAGTTTACTGGAGAGAGTATACCGATTCTGAGGAAAGATATGAACCAGATTTCAAAATACATAATACTATTTTCAGAAATGTCCCTTTATCTCAATTAGGTAGATTAAACTCAAAAGAGTTAAAAGAAAAAGTTAAAGTGTTTTGTGATAAAAACTTTAATGAAACTGCTAGTAATTTTACTGGAGATTCTGGTGTTGATATAATATCAGGTTCAGAATACTATCATACTTATGATGATGAGTTTGGTAATGAAAATACACCGTATTCCGATAATGACTTTTGGAATGATTACGGTCAAAAGTGGAATGGCAGACAGTTTTTTAAACATGATTTCATGCCAAAATTCACAGAAAACTTAATAAAACAATAAAGGCTTGACATATTAGTCAAACTAGTATATAATAAGAGACATTATGGGATTATTTTACGTTTATCAAGGTAGTAAGAAGAAGAAAAAACTTACTGAAACAAAGAGTTTATTAGAGGCGAGAGCAAAACACAGAAAATTTTTGATTAGTAAAGGCATTGATCCCGATAGAAAAGTGAGTAAAAAAGATTTCAAAGTTATACCTAACTGGTGGGAAAAAAATAAGACTGCCCCTTTAGCTCATTCGGTAGAGCAGCTGATTTGTAATCAGCAGGTGGTTGGTTCGAATCCAGCAAGGGGCACCAGAAGAATTGCTGGTACTAAACCTCAAACAAACTGGCGATTAGAAGAAAGTAAAAACTTTACAGTTGCACCTGCTTATAATAAAGGTGCATATCAAGTTATTAGTAAATCAAACATAAAAGATATAGGTAGATAATGCCGAATAAAAAAGATTTAAAGTATGCTGTTTCAATAATGTTTATATTATTGATTTTTTTAGTTAGTACAGGATGCTCTCAAAAACAAGTTTCAACTCATTTAGGAACAGGTGTAGGTGCAGTTACAGGATATACTGCTTGTCGTACATTACTTGAAACAAATGTACCACTAACTGCCGCTTGTACACTTGTTGGTGCTTTGTGGGGGTCAACTTTGTTCTATAAGAATGATATGAATACACACTCGGCAATATTTGTAGATACACTAAACACAGCACCAGGCAAAAGATCCCATACAAATTGGGGTAATAGTGCTAATGGTAATTGGGGTTCAATAACAATTAATAGAACTTATGTAAATAACAATTTCAGATGTCGAGACTATGAGTCTGTTATTAGTATTGAACATTCTTGGCCAATGTCTGGTATATCGAGAGAAAGTGAAACAGGAACAGTATGTCAATTACCAGATGGTCGTTGGCAAATAACAGAAAGTACAAATACATGAATCCTTTAAATTATAAACAAATGGGCACCGTAGTAAATACTGTTGGTGGTATGACATTAATGGAAAACTTAATTGATAAGATAATAAAATGGCATAAAGATAGAAATTTAATTGAAGGTTCTACTGATAAAGACCAAGTTTTAAAATTACAACAAGAACTAGGCGAGTTAAGTGATAGTGTTTGTAAGAAAAAAGACATGAAAGACGACCTAGGAGACATGATGGTTATTATGTTGAATATAATGAAAAGAAATAATATAACAATGGAAGATTGTTTATCAGTTGCTTATAATGATATTAAAGATAGAAAAGGTAAAATGATTGACGGCATTTTTGTTAAAGAGACAGATATACTATCTAAAGGATTCAATACAAGTGAAGGTAAAGAATGAAAGATCCAATAAGACCTTTTGTAGTTTCAACATTATTATTGATAACATTTTTGTTAATAAGTAATTATGTGTTTGCGGCTGAAAAGTCAAAATGGTTAAATGAGAATCCTTGTATGATTAAAGTTGTAATTACGGAAAGATGTAAAGACAGCCAATGTTTGATTAAAGAAACAACAAAAGAAGAAGTATTAAAATGTAATGACGGTTACGATGGTCCTAATTACTGGGAATTATTCGCTAAGTTTTATTATGCAGATTTGACAGTTCCTGCTTATTGCAGAGAAATGGCAAGACCAGACCACCCCTTTAAAACACCAGGGTTAGTTTGTTTAAATGAAAAGGGTGTTTGGAATGAGGAGTAAAATGTATAAATTATTAGTTATCGTAACTTGTATAGTTGTCTTAACAATACATTGGACTGAATTTTCTGAAATTGTTAATTTAACAAAAATTTTAGAAACAACAACAAATATAATAACAGAAGTGAAGGAGTAAATACATGATGAAAATTATATTAATCGCTTTAATGTCTTTAACTTTAGCAAATTGTAGTAGTACATATAAAGTTAAGCAAGAAGCAAATATGAAAGATAACCGTTTATTAAATGAGGTACCTCAATGGTATATTGACGCTTCAATTGATGAGGGTATTCTTTTCGATAGGGATGCTGAGAAGTATATCTATTCTGTAGGTCAAGGTACAAGTCCTGATTTACAATTGGCAATTGAAAAAGCAACATTGATTGCTAAGGCAGCTCTTGCTGACCAATTGACAGGAGAAATGAACAAGAGAACTGAACTATATACTACAGAGGTTGGTTCAAACAATGACAAAGAAGTGGCTTCAAAAATTGAAAGCACAATCGTCAATGTCATTGCAAAGACTATGGTTCAAGGTTATGAAACATGGGAAAAAGCAGTATATGAAACACCAGTTGGTCAATATAGAGTTTATGTTGGTTTAAAAATGGGTGTTGGTGACGCAAATAGACTTGCGGACTATATTGCTGAAAATGCAAATAATGATGTTGACATTAACGAATTAGCAGAAAATGCTATAGAGGAGGTCCTATAAATGATAACGGTTTATAGTAAACCACAATGTCCGTATTGCGATAAGGCCAAGAGTTTATTAAAGAGTCTTGGTCACGAATACGAAGAAAAAGTGGTTACAAAAGATTTATCTATTGATGAATTATTTAAAGTGTTAGGAAAACAAGTTAAAACTATACCACAAATAGTTATGAATGATATTCATATTGGTGGTTATAATGAGTTAAAAGAACACTTTATTAATGAAGGTAAGATAAATTTTAAAGGTGAAAAAATTTAACAAGATACATAAATAGTAGCATGATAGATTTTCAACAATACATTACTGAAGGTGTGTACGATCCAAACATCTTTAAAGCGTTCTTTTTAGCAGGTGGTCCTGGTTCAGGCAAATCATGGGTATCTGAAAGAACACTATCTGGTATGGGATTAAAAGTTATTAATAGTGATAAGGCTTTTGAAATTGCTTTAAACAAAGAGAGTATGTCTTTAAATTTTGCTCAACAAGATCCGAAAGAGATTGAAAGACGAGACGAGATAAGAGCAAAAGCAAAAGCGAGAACAGGTACACAATTGAAACTTGCACTAGAAGGTCGATTAGGTCTTATATTAGACAGCACAGCGAGGGATGTTTCAAGAATAGAATCAGAAGCAAGGTTAATGAAACAACTTGGCTATGATACTCATATGATATTTGTTAATACAAGTTTAGAGGTTGCTCTTAAAAGAAATCAGATGAGAGCAAGAAAACTACCAGACGCTATTGTGATGACAAATCACAAAACAGTACAACAAAATATAGGTAAACTACAAAGACTATTTGGTACAGGTAATTTCATTATTGTAGATAATAATAAAGTTGCTGAGGATGTAAATCCTAGTGTACATAAAGCAATTAGAAGAATGGTTACTAGAAAACCTACATCATATCAGGCTATATCATGGATAAAAAGAGAACTCCAAAAAAAGAAAAGATAAAAGAATACTTCCACGATAAGTGGGCCGAAGAAGAGGCACTACTTAATCTAGGACTTGCTGAGTCAAGAAGAGCAAAAAAAGAAAGATTAGACAAAAGAAAGAAAAATGGGCAAACTAATTAAATTTCCTGGTCATAGAGTGATACATAAAAAAGATCCTTTGCAACCTCAAATAACAGAGGAAGAAGCAAGAAAAATAAAAGAAGGTCAATTTATAGAACAGATAACTGAATCGCTTACACTAGATATTATTCATGTGCTTCAAGAAAATGCAACTGATACAAAATCAGATATTTTTTTAAGAGATTTAGCTATAGTTATTGAGTCTCTTAAATCATTATTAAAAAGAGATTTTGATAGAACTCACCCAATGCAATTCGTTACCGATAGTATTGCTAAAATACACACTTTACCAGACGGTAGAAAAATGACAGATATTAACTATAGTAAAATCAAAATAAAGAAGAAGAAGAAGAAAATAGATCCAGAAGAACTAGATATACAGTTTGATCCAGATATTAATTTGGATTAACGCTTGACAACAGGTCAATAACCTGATATAATAACATTATGACATACAAAGAAAAGTTAGACGACAAAATAAAAGCCCTCAATTCAACAAGAGTATTTAAAAAGATTACCCCTAAATTTGACTTATCATGGTATGTTAAATGGGTTGCAAGTATCTTTATCTTAATTGCAGTTTGCTTTAGGGCGGCTGGTGGATTTAATACCTTCGATTTATATTTTAGTTTTATAGGAACACTAGGTTGGTTTTGGGTTGGATACCTATGGCATGATAGGGCATTAATTTTATTAAATGGTGCTTTAGCAACTTTATTGTTTACAGGAATATTAAAGGTCTTTATATAATGATTATAGTAGATATAAACCAGATAATGATATCGAACCTAATGGTTCAAATCAATGGCAGAAATGCACCAGAATTAAATGAAGAACTTGTTAGACATATGGTTCTTAATTCACTCCGTGCCCATAATAAAAAATTCAGAAAAGAATACGGCGAAATGGTTATTGCTTGTGATAGTAAGAATGTATGGAGACGAGAAGTCTTTCCTAACTATAAGGCAGGTCGAAAGGCAAATAGAGCAAAATCAGACCATGATTGGGATGCTATATTTACAATGTTGGCAAGTATCAAGAATGAGATTAAAACATTTATGCCATACAAGGTTATTGAATTAGAAACTGCTGAGGCAGATGATATCATTGCAGCCTTGGTTAGAAAACATCAAACAGTAATTGGTCCTAATCATTTAAAGAAAATATTAATATTATCAGGTGACAAAGATTTTATTCAATTACATAATGAATATGTTAAACAGTATAATCCTGTTCTAAACAAATTTGTAGGTAAAGATGAAAATCCAAGTATATATATTAAAGAACATATATTAAAAGGCGACCGAAGTGATGGTATCCCTAATGTATTGTCAGACGACAATGTTTTTGTTGAAGGTAGACGACAAAAACCTTTAAGTAAAAAGAAGATAAATAGTTGGGTAGAGGAAGTTTTTATGACCTTTACCGAAGAAGAAGAAAAGAATTACAATAGAAATCGAATACTAATTGATTTAAATTGTATACCTCAAGAACTTGAGGCAAAAATTAATAATGAGTTTTTGAATGTCAAAGTAGCGAGTAGAGATAAAATACTAGGTTACTTTATAAACAAAAAACTTAAAACTTTAATCGAAGTCATTGATGAATTTTAGACTTCGAAAGAACTGTTAAGGAGACCTTAAATGGCTATAATAAGAAGAAATCCAGATGGATCAATACAAAGTGATAGTAGAGGCGACAACCCTACACAATCACACCCAGCATTATCATCAAGACGAGGCATGGCAGCACTATCTGAAACAGGTAGAGCATTACCACCTCTAATGAATGAGATTGCTACAAAAATCAACAACGCAAAAGATAAAACAAGAAAACTAAAAGTACTTAAAGACAACGATTCTGTTGCTTTGAGACAAACTTTAAAAGGTGCTTTTGACCCTAAAATAGAATGGTTATTACCACAAGGTGAGGATATACCATATGAAGCAAATGACGCTCCTTTAGGAACAGACCATACTTTGCTACAACAAGAAGCAAAAAGATTGTATCTATTCACAAAAGGTGGCGATAGTACTTTATCACAAAACAAAAGAGAAATACTTTTTGTTCAAATGTTAGAAGGATTATCAGCTGAAGAGGCTGAGTTCCTAGTAGTAGTTGTAAACAAAAAAATCAACAATAAGTACAAAGGATTCACAGCGAATCTAGTAAAAGAAGCATTCAATTGGGATGACAATTTTATGAAAAAATAGTTAAAAATAGTTAATATTAGGGGTTATTAATGTAATATACCTAGGACCCCCTACTAAAACCCTTATATTTCAATAGTTTAAGACACCCTTAAATTGTTGATTTATAAGGGTTTTTTTATGTGGAATAATTTCAAAAACCCTGAAAAATAAGGGTTTTTTAGTCCATTTTTACTGGAATAACGCTTGTATTCTTGCTATTTTTAGTGTATAATAAGAGTATATTAACAAACAAAGAAAGATTATATTATGAAAAAAAGAAAAATTGACTTCGCTTACAAGACTTTAGATGTTGTATTTAAAGAATTTAAAGAACAAAAAGATGTATTCGCACAACTTGACTATGCCAAACAATTAAAGGCTGACGCATACGACTATGTGTACAAAGAGTTAAATCTTGACAATATAATTAAAAGATTACAAAATACAATCGTAATTAATTATTAACAAAAACAGAAAGACTACATTATGAACGATAATATATACGAAAAACAATTTGAGTTTGCCAAGAAACTTTGGGAAAATTCAACCGGTGAAAAATATAGTGGAACATTTGATGAGAAACTACAAATTGAAAGAAAGATTGAATTAATTAAAAACTTAGTGAGGGCTGCATAATGACTATATTATTATACATTACATTATTCTTAACATTCTTTTTTGGATATTGTACGGTTGTTGCCTATTATCAATCTTTTAAAGAAGAAATAGGAGAACTTTAATATGAATAACATGGCACTTGCTATAATTAGAAACATTGCTTATAGTCAAATCAATAAAATCAACAAAAAGATTAAAGAAGAAATAGAAACTGATGATGAATTAGGTAGAATTCTTTTAAAAAGAATAGATATCAATATGAAGAATGCTATTAATAAAATACTTCATGACTACAAACTAGAACAATAAATAAAAGAAAGGTTACATTTTGATAAAACAAAAACTAAACAGATACGAGAAAAGAATAATAAAAGGAATTATAGATAACAGAAAAGGTACATATCAAACACCTAGAAGAATTAGGGACACATTTCATGGATATAAACCTTGTAAAGAATATGATGCCGCAATATCTTTGTTCTTAAAGAAATTAATTTATTCAGAGGCTACAAACGAATTAGAGTTTGAAGGTCCTGCTACACCTGAGCCAAAGTATAGATGGTTCACTTGTAAACTTCACAAGTCATATGCTACTAAAAGGGACTTAAAAAAACTAATATAAGTTAATATGCAAAAATACAATTTTTATTTAATAATACTTTGTTTGTTTGTAATTTTCATTTTTACAAATACTGTAAAAAAAGAAAATTGTACAGACGATAGTTGTCCTGGATTCGAATGGACCACGACAACCGAGGTTGATGATATAGAAAGTTGGATACAAAATCCTGCTGTAGATACTATTAATTTTAGAACTATTGATTTAGAGTATGGTGTTCATAAGATTGTTGAAAGAACATATCAACTACCAGATATTGATACATCATCAAATGAAACTTTTGTTAAGTCTTTAAATAGTTGTATCAATTATTTGTATCAAAGTATAAAAACAGAATATCAAATTCCTAATGAACTAATTATTGCTCAAGCAGTTATAGAGACTGGTTGGGGTAAATCTAGATTTGCCAATGAGGGTAATAATCTATTCGGTATTAGAACGTGGAATAAAGACGTACCATATCTATTACCTATACCTTGGACAAAGTGGCCAGGATGGGGTGTAAAAATGTATGCTAGTAAATGTGAAAGTGTAGTTGACTATTTACATATACTAAACAATGTTTATGCTTTTGAAGAACTAAGAGAAGCAAGAGCAAACGGTGTTAATGACGCAATGGAGTTGGCAAACTATCTAGACAAATATGCTAGTAAACCTTCATATGTTGAACTAGTAAAAGAAATAATTAAATATAATTTGAGAGGTGTTTATGAGTTATAAAATAGAAAAACCAAAATTTGATGAACCTATGAAATTGTTTTGGCATAGAGTTTCAAACTTACACAAGATGTATGAGAGTGCTAAAGATCCAGATTTTAAAAGAATGTGGAAAGATAAACTACAAGAACTAATGAAAGACCTGAAAAAGCTTGACAAGAGAGAATTAAACTGATATAATGATACTATACTATGAATATATTTTATTTACACAATAACACAAAAATTTGTGCTGAACTTCATGTTGATAAGCATGTGGTTAAAATGATAGTTGAATACGCTCAATTATTATCAACAGCAAAAAGAATGATTGACGGTACACAATATATCGCCAAATCTAAAACAGGAAGAAAAGTAACTAGATATAGATTAGAAAATAAAAATGAAGAAGCAACTATTTACAAAGCGTGCCACTTACACCATCCGAGTGCTGTGTGGGCTCGCTCTTCTAGTCAGCACTACGACTGGCTGTACTCGTTGTTCAGGGAACTTGGGAAAGAATATACCTACAGATATAAAAAAGACCACAGTACAATTGAATTGCTCAAAGAACTTTTAAAACATAAACCTATTAATCTAAAAGATAATGGTTGGGTAGAACCACCACCTGCTATGTCTCACTATCCACAATGCATAGTACCAGGTGATTCGATTCAATCATACAAAAATTATTATAACGAAGCAAAGGCATACTTTGCTAAATGGACTGATAGACAAACACCAGAATGGTTTGTAGATAACTACGAATATGATTGAGTTTTTAATAATAATGTTTGTATTTTTATGTCTGTATAGATATAGAAAATCATTATAAACTAGGAGAAAAATATGGGTAAACATTTAAAAACATCTATGGATGAAAAGGTTATAGAGTATCTTGCTATAGAACTATACAAGAAGGATCCTTTAAACATAGTACTAAACAAGTTTATGTCTATGAAGAATGAAGAAGGATACTCTTTAACAAAGACTATAAATAAGTATAAAGAGACAGGTAATCATCCTGACCATTATAATACAGACGGTACATGGAAGTACCCTGGTGGTAAAATAACCTTTGATGAATTTAAAAAATAATGCCAACATACACATTTAAAAATAAAAAAACAAACACAGTTTATGAGGACTTCATGTCTATTGCAGAAATGGAAAAACTCAAAAAGAAGAAACATATGGAATTATTACCACCTACAACAGTAAACATTGTATCTAGTGTGGGCAGTCTTGATGGTAAGACTGATAATGGTTGGAAAGAGGTAATGTCTAAAGCTGCAGAGGCTCACCCTAATAGTCCACTTGCTGATAGATATGGTACAAAAACTGTAAGACAATCTCAAGTTGATAGAATAAGAAAAAAACATATGAATCGCAAGTCTAAAGGTGGACCTGCATAAATATAAGTAAGGATTAAATATGGCAGACTTCGATTTTTTAGAGGGTTTTGAGACAGATGGTGATTGGGGTTTTACCTCGGTTAAAGAGAAACCATCAGACGAACAATCTAAAACAACAGAAAAAGTAGTTAAACAGACGGCAGACAGTACTGCTAAGGCGGTATCAAGCGATATTGTGAATAGATTAGACAGTAAACTAGACAAAGTTTTATCTCTAATTAATTCTACTAAATCAGCAGTAAACGAGAAGAATCAAACAGAATTAGATATTGCTAAAAAGCAAATGGATGATGAGTATGATTTAAGAAAAGATAATTTGGGCAAAGAACAAAAAGACAAATATGCTCAATTAGAAAAACTTATCATACCGCTATTAATTAAATTAGCAAAATCACCAGAGGCATACATTCACTGGCCTAATAGAGTTTCAGTTATTGAATCACAGGTCAAAAAAATAATAGCAATAACAAGAGGTAAATAATGAAAAGTA